TTCTTCCCGCCGATACTCCGGCGATGGCGCTGTCTACGATTCAGGCGGCATATATCGTCAAGAAATACATTCTCGGCGGGTATCAGGCGGAATACCAATTCAAGGTTATCTACCGCATGAAGCCGGGAAATAGCAACGATAAGCGGCTCAAGGCAGATGAAATGCTCAACGCCCTTGGCGATTGGGCGGCAAGCGAAAAGCCGCCCTCCATCGGGGACGGTCGAAAAGTAATTCGCATTGAGCCTACAACGCGATCCTCGCTTTTTGCCGTTTATGAAAACGGCGACGAGGATCATCAAATCCTTATGAAAATGAACTACGAGGTGATTAAAAATGGCTGATACGACCTTTAACACCACGGCAGGCCAGACCGTAGACCGCGAACTTCTGATCGCGTATCTGAATACGGGCGAATCTGGCACACCTACATGGTCGCCCCTCGGCACGCGCGTCACGGATTCCAGCATGGAATACGACTGGCAGGAGGATTCCTCGAAGGATATTCTTGGCACGACGCGCACGACCATGAAGAAACCTATCATCACTCAGACCTTTGACCCGTCTGATCTGGACGCTGGCGACCCTGCCATCGTCAAGGTTTGGAATCTTGCGGTCAAGGAGCAGAACTCGGCGGCGCTGGCGAATCAGGACATGCTGATTGTCCACGCTTATGCAGGCACGGCAAAGACCGCAGTTTTTGCGGAACGCTATTCGTCCTGCATGGTTAAGACCTCATCCCTCGGCGGCGAAGGTGGCGGCTTTATCAGTATGCCTATCGACGTGACGTTTGGCGGCACGCGCACGGTCGGCACTGCCGCTATCTCTGGCAATACGGTTACTTTTACCGAGGGCGAATAAACCATAGAGGGCTGGCATCTGTCAGCCCTCATTTTGGAGGAATATATGGAACTTACTTTTGATTCCGGTGTAAAGGAATATACCATTCGCGGCGTGAACGGCATCGTGACGGTGTACTTCAACCCTGCGGATGTTAACTTTGCAAAGAAAGCATATAAAACCTTTGATGACCTGCGCAAGAAGCAGGAGACCCGTGCAAAGACGCTTGAAAAGGATATCCCCGATGATGAGCTTTTTGACATGGTTGATTCTCTTGACAAGGAAATGCGCAGCATCATCAATGACCTGTTCGGACAGGACATTGCCGATACGCTTTTTGGCAGCGTCAACGCCTATTCCGCGGCCAACGGGGCGCCGGTTTGGCAGAACTTTATGACCGCCATTATCGAGCAATTTGATGAGGCAGTAAAGCGCGAACGGGCGCTTGCCGATGAGAAAATCCGCAAGTACACACAGAAATACAAAAAATGATGTATGAACTTCCGACGTCGCTAAACGTCTGCGGCGTTGAGTATGCTATCCGCTCGGACTATCGTGCGGCGTTGGACGTGCTTTCGGTCTTTTCTGCGGTCGATTTGGGCAACGGGCAAAAGGTTCTGGCTGCTCTGGATATTTTCTATCCCGATTTTTTGCAAATGCCGGACGAGCATATCCCTGATGCGGTGAAGCAAATGACATGGTTTCTTGACTGCGGCGACGAGGGAGATAACCGGAAACGCCCAAAGCTGATGGATTGGGAACAAGACTTTCAATACATTGTGGCTCCCATCAACCGTGTTGTGGGACATGAAGTACGCGCAATGCCTTATTTCCATTGGTGGTCATTCGTCTCTGCGTACTATGAAATTGGGGATTGCTTGTTTGCAAACATCGTTCGAATCCGCAACCTGAAAGCAAAAGGGAAAACGCTCGACAAGTCGGATCGAGAATTTTACCGAGAAAACAGGCGGCTTGTCGATCTAAAGAAGCCGATGACAGAAGAAGAAAACGCCACGATCAATGCGTGGTTGGGCAAAAAAACGCCCGACGCAAAATAGCATCGGGCGAAGGTGGTTACTTGTTTGCAATGAATGTGATTTCGTTTCCAGACCAAAAGTCAGGAGTAAAGCGAATTTCAATTTCTTTCCAGTCTTTGGGGACTTCGTATCCGACAACGCCGGTCATTTTCTTACCGGCAGCAATAG